AACCAGCTTGAAACATCCGGTATTCGGTGTATGTCGGTTCTTTCTGCTTGGGAAAAAACTTAGCTAAATCGTCTTGCCAAAATTCACGAGCTAGTTGGTCTAATTGATCTAGGTCTAGATCTTCTCTATATTTCATTTTTCCTCCAGCTTAACAAGCCCATCCATGCTGTCCTTGTAGCATAGGTTGTAAAAAACGCATTTTCCATAACTTTTCACGCAGCTTGAGAAGTTGCGGTGATATACACCATTCTTAATAGAGGCATTGATGTAATCAAAGTTCTCAAGGACAATCTGTTCTGTCTTCTCTGGAATCAAATCAATCACAACTTGTACGTGGATCTTTGGGTCAAGCTTTGAATTCCATTCCCCATTACAACGAAGACCTTCTACTATATTGTTGCAAGTCTTGTGGTTAGTACCTTCGTTTACATAATCACACTTCTTACAAATCTTTGTGCGATTCTTTCTCACATTCTTGTTTAAGACAATATACCCAGCGCGACGGGTATTCTTGTACTCGTTGCTGAGTGAATGAACATACAAGGTTAATTGCGGCGACGTAAGTACCGAATCAATAGCGTAATCCTTTGCAGAAGTTTTAAAGTCAAATATAATAGGTTCATCATATCCTTCCCATTCTGCCACCATATCGGCATATCCAACAATAAGATCACCAACATCATTCTCTAGCTTACAGTAAACTTGTGCACCATGCATCTTCTTAATCTTAGGCATTACCTCTTCTCGTACAGCTTGAATCATTAACAAACCTTTACGATTGAGTGATAGCCAATTTGCATAATTAAGAATTTTTTTACGGTCTTCTGGTAAACCATCGAAGCCCATGTACTCCTTCTCAGAGTACACCTTTTGAACTTCTGCTAATGGATTCTCAAGTTTAAACTCTTCCCTAAGTTTATCAAGGTCTTCCGGAAGAAGAAGCTCCTCGTCATAATCCGAGTTGGCATATACAATTTGCGTACAAGTTGGTAGATAGGTTTGCTTACCGTTGATGTCTTGGAAGCGCCAGAAGTAAGCGAATACGTCTTCTGGTTTCTTCTCGCTCTCTTTAAGCATAGACGTTACAGCCGAGTCAACGGCGGAACCAAATGCTAGAGCTGCGTGTTGAGTTCTGGAACGGATGCGATCCACGTAATGGAACTTCCATTTAGTGGGGCAATCCATAAATTGATTGGACGAGCTATGAGAAAGTTTGTTCTTCATTTACGTTTTACTTTCTTAATTGTTTTTTTATAGTAATTATCTGAGTAATTACACATTTCAATAACCATGTCTGGATCAATATAAATACCAAGTTCTTGTGCTTTAGCTAGAGCAAACCCATTTGCAAAAGATTCTTCCTGGCTTTTATACTTTAAATAACGGTGTCTATTTAATAGTAGATGTCCTATCTCATGTAGGACAATAGCATCATGACCTTTTTTATATACTTGTTTGTTTGCAACATAAATATGCTCAACCCCATCACGTGTGGTAAAATAATATCCAGCGGCTTCATTCGCTTTTAAAGGTTCACCATCAACATCAAAAAATTCATTGATATTAAAGTCCTGAATCTTTCCAACAGAAACTTTAACACCATATTCTCTTTTAATTTTATTGAGGTATTTGATTGTCTTATCGTGTAACTTTAAACGATATAGCCTACTCATATCTAGATGATACGGTTTGTGGTAGGTGTTGTCAAATGTGTGCCCGTTTTTTTATCAACCAAGGTATGCGCACCTGCAACCTTTCATCAATGGGGCCTTCTCTCTGGGCGGACCATAAGTTCATGAGCGTAACCATTGATCAATAGTTATCAATCTTCAGTTTTACTCCAGACATCGGGCATAACAGCAGCAGCAATATCCAAATGTAAGTTCCAAGGATAGTGTTTAAGAATACGACGCGCTCTTTCCCTAACTGCTTTGGGTACACGGGGAGTTTTCTTTGGATCGATTAAATCGTAAAGAAAGTTTCTAGCGTTTACGGTTGCTCTTGTTCTTTCGTCTGGTAATGTCATAACACTCCTAGTCAGTAAGTTAAACTTTCTTTAACATATTGGATAAAATTGGGAGCAGGGTGCGACTCCTGCCAGCATCGAGCAGCCCCTAACGTGGGTATTTCAACAGTACATTCAATGCAGCTTCTGTGTCTTGCGTGTCTCTAGTGAGTAACACTCCACTTTCGCGGTATCCGAGCCATTACGCTCAACCCCCTCACAGCTTCCCACGCCGTCCCAATTAACTTATCTAGACCTAGACCAAGACAAAGACCTAGACCCAGACCCAGACTCAGACCAAGACCAAGACCCAGACTCAGACCAAGACCCAGACCCAGACCTAGACCCAGACCCAGACCCAGACCAAGACCTACTCTTAGACCCAGACCTAGACCCAGACCAAGACCAAGACCTAGACCTAAACCATTTTTGTTTTAAACCACGAATATTCATCGTTTATTTGTCTTCCTATATGATTCAATAGAATTAGATCTTACATAGAGATTACCAACTTGTTGTGCATCTGTATATTTAGATGCATCAAATGGTCCTGTCTCATAAACAATAGCAGCGTCTTCAAGAAGAACATCATGGGTATTTACGCCAGTTAGTGTACCTGTGTAGATGTAATTCATACAAAACAATTCAACACGTTCACCAAGTAATCCAACCAATCCTTCACCTTCAACTTCTTGAACATTTACAATTTTTTTCATTTATTATTAATACTCCTTTTATTTAACTTCTTCCAATAGCTTATCAAGATACTCTTTAGCTTTCAAGAGATCAGCCCTACCATTTTTAAGTTTATATCTTGTAATGTACTTAATGATGTTGCCTTCAAGGAATCCCATATTGTGAGATACAATGTAATCCCAGCATTCAATACCTTTGTTATAATGATCTGGGTGATGTGTTTTTATTGCGTATGAATTTGCTGTGCTTGATGAAACTTTATCTGTTATGTAATCAGAGGAAGATACTATTGTTGTTCCATCATTTGTTTTAAAAGTAAATTCCTTTTTACTCATTCCCACTCCTTGAGTGTATCAATACCTTCTATAATATCGTATTTATAGAAGTTCATCAAGTTGTTTATTTGATTGTTTGTTTCTTCTGGCATACGGCCAAGTGCTTCTGCGTAATAATAACAGCAAACAATTACTGGACAATTACAAGCAACTGCAATGTTCGCAACTAGATCAACGTGATCCCGATTGAAGTTGTTCTGAATCATTGACTTCACTGTTGGTCGGATATTGTGGTACTTTTGAAGTTCGATTTTCATATGCCTCTTTAATCGTAACATACGCGCTTGCTAACAGTCTATCAATTTCTTCTGGGGTTTCTCTGACTAATAAGTATTCTTCTTCCATTAGTATTAGTGTACCAGAAAGAAACACATCATTAGGTGAATTTTCTAGGCGTTTTCTATAACTTTCTTCATAGAATATAACAATACTTTGAACATTGATTCTAGCTTTTTTACCATCATTTGCTTTTGTTAGTTTTAAAAACATTTGTTTGGATTCTCCTTGGACTTTTCGTCACACTTCTCGCAGTACCAATATGTTTCAGTAAACCCTAAATATTCTTTCCAGTCGTGCCAACAATGCTTTGGTTTAGGTGGGTCTGCGTCTTTGTTTGCTTTCTCATCGTTCTCTTCCGCTGGGTTTTCCCACCAAAAATTAGATATCCAACTAGTTATTACTCCGTTATCGTATAATACATTTACCTTTTTATCTTTTATATTAGAAGATAATTCAACTGAAATTATATATGTGCCGCTTGATGTTTTAATTTCAAATTTATTATGGTTCATTTGTAACTACTAGTTTTAAATGTCTTTGTTTCTTTTTAATATAAACTTCACCTTCAGGATTAATCTCTACTCTGTCACCTTCTTTAAGATAGACAACATCATCCATAGTATTTAATAACTTCTTTGGGTCATCGCCCATTCCAAATTGATACCACAGATCAATGTAATAGTCCATAGGATTTTCTGCTGGAATAAGTTCATAGCGATAAACACCTTCTACTGGAGCGTCTGGTGATTTATTAATAAGTTTTTCTTTTGTAATATGTTTAGACACCACAAACACCCCCAACACACTCACCTTCGCGCTCTTCAAATACAAGACCTTCAACATTAAGAGCATCTTCAAGAGAAACTTTAGTTAGTGGTTGCCCACCCCTACATCCATCTGGATAAACAGTAAAGCCTCTGAGTCTCTTAGCATACTTAAGAAGGATTTTAGCGTTCTCCTCAAGAGTCTGTTCATTGTTTTTCTCTGATCCCCAAGAAGGCATATTACAAGTTGAAGAGATAGACATATCAACATATTGTTGAACGTCCGCTTGGAATTTAACGCGCTCTTTAAAAGAGATATCATAGGAGTCTTGGATATCTTCAACCTTAACTCCTTGGTCCATAAGACGCTTAACCGCACCATCA